TAAGCACATTTAGTGCTGGTACTACTGGTTTGACACCCTCTACTGCGACTGCTGGTGCTATCACTTTAGGCGGTACTTTAGTAGTTGGAAATGGTGGTACTGGAGTTGCAACTCTGACAGGTCTGGCTTATGGCAATGGGACTTCTGCCTTTACCGCAGCTACCGCAGCGCAAGTAGTTTCAGTCATTGGAACTACCGCAGTAACCAATGCGACTAATGCAGCCAATGTGAATTTGGCAGCAGGATCAGGTGCTACCAACTATCTAGTGTTCGCTGCTAGTGCTACTGGTAATACCGCAGAATATACCAATACTGCCCTGACATACAATTACACCAATAATGCTATAACTGGTGGTATCAATGGTGGCAGTTTTTAAATATAATGGCTAAAAGGAAATAACTATGGCGGCATCAGGCTTCACTCCAATTCTTCTCTATGCTAGTGGCACTACTGGTAATACTCCATCTGCGAGTAATTTAACTAGTGGTGCTAATGGTGCTGAATTAGCATTGAACTATACCGATGGCAAATTATTTTATAAAGATAATGCTGGTGTAGTTCAATTACTTGCATCAAAAGCTATCGCAGGGCTTACACTACCAGTATCAGTAGCCAATGGCGGTACAGGCGCTACTACAGTTAGTGGAGCACAAACCAATTTACAAGTTGACCCGAGTGGAACTGCGGTTAGTATGGCAATAGCTTTGGGATAATTATGAATAGCGGAATCTATCTTATTACCAATACTGAAACTGGCAAGCAATATGTCGGTCAAAGTTCTGGTATTAAAAAAAGATTCAATCGCCATATCAGAGCATCCAGAATACAGCACCCCAGAGAATCTTTTTATCTGCATAAATCTATGGCAAAACATGGTGTAGATAAATTTAAATTTGAAGTTTTAATTTATGCTAAAGATTCAGAATACTTAAATTTAATGGAGCAAAAATGTATTGAATCATATAATACATTATCTCCAAATGGTTATAACCTTGATACTGGTGGCGGTGTAGATAGAAAAGCTGCTGAAAATTCTAAATCAAAAAAATTAGGAAAACCAGCTTGGAATAAAGGAATACCGCAAAGTGAAGAAGCTAAAAGAAAGCAATCTTTAGCTATGATGGGAAAACCATCCCCACAAAAAGGAAAACCCCAATCTGCTGAAGCAAAAGCAAAGCAATCTGCTGCTATGAAAGGCAGACCAGCTTGGAATAAGGGAATTAAAATGTCCGAAGATCAAAAAGAAAAAATGCGATTGGTGGATAAATCTTATACAAAGACTTTAGAATATAGATTAAAGATGAGTGCTGCGGTAAAAAAAGCCAAAGCCAAACAAAAAGGAAATTAAAGATGGCAACTAATACATTTACTCGATATGTGTCTACTGGTGTAGGCACAACCCCTGTAGTCCTGGTGACTGCTGCATCTGCTACCCAGACTACTGTCATCGGTCTTACATTGGCTAATACTACTACTAGCCCAATTATTGTAAGTGCCTATATTACTGCTTCAACCACAAACTATTATGTGGTTAAAAATGCGACTGTACCTGTAGGTGGCTCTTTAGCCCTATTTGGCGCAGATGGCAAAATTGTACTTAATACTGGAGATGCCTTTACTGTAGTTTCATCTACTGCAACTTCAGCAGATGCAATCCTTTCTTGCCTACAAATTAGTTAAGGATAACTATGTCCTATATTGGCTCAACCCCAACTACCCAGAGTTTTACCTCTGGGACTGATTACTTTAATGGTACTGGTTCGCAGACTGCTTTTACCCTATCTCGGACTGTCAACTCAGTTAATGATGTAGAAGTGCTGGTAAACAATGTGGAGCAGCAACCTAATAGTACTTATACCATTAGCGGTACAACTCTGACTTTTACTACTGCTCCCTCAAGTGGCACAAATAATATCTATGTTAGATATTTATCGACTGTCACCCAGAGCATTGCTCCTAGCCAAAATACTGTCCAATATTCTTCTTTGAATAGCGATAATCAAAGCAAGTTGGGCATTATGTACAAGAATCGCATCATAAATTCCAATATGGTTATTGACCAAAGAAATGGTGGCGCAGCAGTATCAAGTTCTTATTTTGGGTATGTTGTTGATAGATGGAATTTGTCTCAAAGTACAACTGGTAAATTAATTGCTCAACAAAATGCTGGATCTATAACTCCACCAGCAGGATTTAGTAATTATCTTGGAGTAACATCACAATCTGCTTTTTCTATTGGAAGTGGCGATTATTATACTTGGAATCAACCAATTGAAGGTTTTAATACTGCTGATTTAGCATGGGGAACTGCTAATGCTAAAACTGTCACTTTGTCATTTTGGGTTTATTCAAGCCTTACAGGAACTTTTGGCGGTTCTTTAATGAATTCCGCTACAACATATTCTTATCCCTTTTCATACTCAATCCCAACTGCAAATACTTGGACACAAATCAGTATTACTATAACTGGTGCAACAAGCGGAACATGGGTTGGAGCAACCAATGGAATTGGTATTAATTTAATTTTTGGTATGGGAGTAGGATCTGGGTATAGTGGAACTGCTGGAGCATGGGCTTCAGGAAACTATAAATCAGCCACAGGCGCAACAAGTGTTGTTGGTACTTCAGGAGCAACTTTCTACATTACTGGTGTTCAACTAGAAGTAGGCACACAAGCAACTCAATTTACTACTGCTGGTGGTTCTTATGGTGCTGAATTGGCTTTGTGTCAGCGTTATTTTGAAGTTGTGTCTATGAATGGTTTAGGTGGTTCATCATCAACTACTGCAGTTGGATTTGGGTGTTCTTATAAAGTGCAAAAAAGAGCAACCCCTACTGTTGTTAATGCAAGTTCAACTGCGGCATTATATTCGTTTTATCGCCCTGGATTAGGTTCTGGTGACCCAAGCTCTGTATCAATTTCGTCTGATTTAGGTGATGCTTATAATTTTAATATAACATTAGCAAATTTTACAGGATTATCTAATAACCAAGCATGGGTTGGTAGATATAGCGGTTTATTTAATGCTTCTGCGGAGTTATGATTATGTATCAATTAGTTAAAGATTGGGATGGAATAGTAACAAGAATTCGCAGACTTTCTGATGGGGCAATGATTCCCCTAGACCCTGACAACACAGATTACCAAGCCTACCTTGCATGGGTAGCTGAAGGCAATACTCCAGAACCTGCTGACACTACTCAAGGAGAAGCATAATGGCTTTAAGTTTAATTAATGCAGCTTCCCAGGGTGGAGTACCAGCTTTTAGTGCCTATCAAAGTTCTGCACAAACATTAACATCAGGTTCAAATATTCTTTTGCAATTTCAAACAAAAGAATTTGATACTGCTTCAGCATTTAATAATACTGGATCAACTGTAGGCGGTATTCCAGCTTATGCTTTTCAACCTACTGTAGCTGGTTACTATCAAGTAAGCGGTGGATTCGCTGTAACTGCAACATTACAATGGATTAATACATTTATTTTTAAAAATGGATCATTGTTTAAAATTGTTTATAACAGCTATACCGCTTCTGTAAATGCTGGTTATGGTTCTGCTTTAGTGTACTTAAATGGTACTACTGACTATATTCAACTTTATGCACAAGTAGGTACTGGTGCTGCTCTTGATGCAAGATCAATAGCGACTTATTTTCAAGCAGTTTTAGTGAGGTCTGCATAATGTCCTATATCGGTAATCCCATAACAACCCAGGCATTTGTTACTGACCAATTTAATGGATCAGGTTCACAAGTTACCTATACCATGTCGGTTGCACCTGCTAATACTGCTTCAGTATTGGTATCAGTATCTGGTGTATTGCAAGACCCATCCACTTATTCAGTAAGTGGTACTACTCTGACATTCTCTGCTGCTCCCCCTGCTGGTACTGGAAATATCTCTTGCCGATACCTTGGTATTCCTGCTACTGGTATTACTAATACTGCTTATCGGACTGTCACCGAATTTACTGCTACTGCTGGTCAGACAGGATTTACAGTCCCAAGCTATACCATCGGATTCTTAAATGTCTATCGCAATGGAATCTTATTAGGCTCTGCTGACTATACTGCTAATAATGGAGTAACTATTACTTTATCTGCTGGTTGTAATGCTGGTGATACTTTGACTACTGAATCATTCCAGGTATCTTCAGTACTTAATGCTATTCCTAATGGTATTAAATCAATAAGCAATACTAACTTACCAGTAGGTAGTGTGTTGCAAGTGGTTCAAGGAAGTACAACTACATCAACCAGCACAACAAGTACAAATTTTACAGCAACATCTTTAAGTGCATCAATTACCCCATATTTCTCTACAAGTAAAATTTTAGTAATTACTTCATCAATGCACCAAATTATTAATACTCCTGGTGCTGCTGGTCTTGGTTTAGCAATTTATAGAAATGGTTCATCAATATATTCAGACCCATTTCCTTATGCTTCTATGTATATGGGTCAATTAGCTGCAAATCCAAGAACCAGATTAACATTGAATTATTTAGATAGTCCTGCTTCTACTTCTTCAACAAACTATACTTTGTATTTTAATGCTTTTAATGGTCAAACTTCATCTATGAATATTGATGGACAAACATCATTTATTACTCTTATGGAGATTGCATAATGATTAATATTCACCAAGCTATCTATGCGCTTAACTCTGAAATTATTACCATCCGAGGTGAAGTAGCCTATGACAAAGATGAACAAGAAGTAGCCTATAATCTTGAAGCTGCTCAAGCTAAACTAGCTGAACTCGAAGCTGCTGAAGTCGCTGCTCAAGAAGCCCAAGCAAAAGCAAAGGCTTCTGCCCTTGCTAAACTAACTGCTCTTGGCTTAACTGCTGATGAAGTAACTGCCCTATTAGGATAAATTATGACAAATGCTGCAACAATATCAGGTTTTAGTTCAGTACCAGCTTTTAGTGCTTATGCAAGTGCTGGTCAAACTTTATCTGCAAATACTTGGACAAAAGTTCAATTTAATACAAAAGAATTTGATACAAACAACAATTATGATGCAACTACAAACTATCGCTTTACACCAACAGTAGCTGGCTATTATCAAGTTAATGCTTATTTAGGATTTAATACTACAAATTCAGGACAAAGCAATTTAGTTGGCATATATAAAAATGGTGTTTTATCAAGGCAAGGAAGTGTAATACCAGGTCAATCATCAAGTTATGCTTATGCTGGAATTGCAGCATTAGTATATTTTAATGGCTCAACTGATTACATTGAATGTTTTGCTTATTCCACAGGCGGTTCAATTCCAACATCTTCTGGAAATAGTGCTTTATGCTATTTCCAAGCAGCTTTAGTAAGGAGTGCATAATGGCTTTAACTCAAGTACAAGTAGGTCTAGGTGGAAATAGTAATGCTCCAGCATTTTGTATTAATTTAAGTGCTAATCCTTCAATACCAAACAATGTAAATACAATAATACCTTTTAATGTTAAGGTTTTTGATACCGCATCAGCATTTAACAATACAGGTTCAACTGTAGGTACTGCTCCACCATATTCATTTAATCCACAAGTTGCTGGTTATTATCAAATTAATGCTCAATGTCGAGATGGGTCTGGTTCAGGTAGTGGACAAAACAACACCATTCTTTATAAAAATGGTTATGCTTTTACCCAATGTGTTTTAGTGGCTAGTGGAAATGGAACTTGTCCAGCAATAAGTAATGTTATTTATATGAATGGATCTACAGATTATTTGCAAATTTACTATTTTCAAAATAGTGGTGGTACTGAAATTGTAAATTCAAACTCTTTGTATTCATTTTTTTCAGGTTGTCTACTAAGAGCAGCATAATTGTTATAATAATTTTGGCAATGATGCCCAATTTTTTAAAGGAAAAATGATGCAACCAATCACACTTACTCTTGACCTTGTAAACCAAATCCTTGGTTATTTAGGTAGCAAAACTTATGCTGAAGTCTATCAAATTGTTGCTGAAATCAACAAACAAGCACTTCCGCAAGTAACCCCAGTAGAAGCTGATGCTCCTGCTGAAACTGCTGAATAAATCATGTCCTGGGAAGCTATCTTCGCAGGGCTAACTCTGGTCTACTTTATTGGTGGTGGTGTTATTAGCTATTGGGTTAATAGCATCTCCAAGAGTCAAGATAATTTGTCTAAAAGTCAAACTATCTTGGCTAGAGACCTTAAAAGTCTTGAAGTGATGCTTCCCAATGATTATGTTAAAAAAGCGGATTTGGACTATAGGCTATCTAGAATTGAGCACATATTAGACCAAATTATGACAAAACTTGATACCAAAATGGATAAATCATAATGTTTAAAATGATCTGCGCTTTACTCAAAAAGAAACCTAAACATCCTGACTTCCCTGTCAAAGAAGAAGTCAAAGAAAAGCAGGTTAAAAAACCTACTCTTAAAAAAGCGACTACTCGCAAGCCTTTAGAAACTCATTTTGCTCCTGCTAAAAAGAAAGCAGTCAAAAAGGCTAATAAGCGATTAGTCAAACTCTCTGAAAAATGAAAAAGTTTTTTGTCGACTTGTTGACTCAAAATGACAATGAAACCTGGTGCATAGCCAGATTTGGTGTATTTCTGGGAATTATTTCTATAGTTTCCCTAGGTTTTCTCCATACTATCTACAATCACAACATTGATTTTTCTGGATTTGGTATGGGTTTAGGCGCAATTCTTGGCGGTGGTGGTGTTTATGTAGGCTCACAAGCTGCCACAATGAAAGATGGAAATGCAGCCTAATGTTTGGTTCAAAGTTCTCTTTGTTACTTTCGGTCTACTTATTAGCTTTTGTAGTGGGTGTTATGTATATCATCTTAAGCTGGTGGCTTACCAAGAAAAAGTAGAAGCTGAAGGTAAAGTGCAAGAGCAGCATAATAAAGACCTTATAGTTCAACAACAACTTATTACCAAGCAGGTGTCCAATGATTATGAGAATAAGCTATCTCGCCTTAAGTCTTATTATGGTGGGATGCACTACCCCAGTAGCAGTAAATTGTCCAGCACCAGCGCAAGTACCCCAGGAGTTGATGGCACTCCCACCGACCCACAATTTGTTGAAAAATGCGCTGCAACAACCCAACAACTCGAATCCTTAATTGACTTTGTTAACCAGCAGTCAGGCTTGAAATGACCAATAATGAAGTCGCTTTACTCAAGACCCTAGGCTTCTCGGAGATTGGCAGGGACTTATTAGCCCATTCTGATGATGGTTACAATGTCCTTTATGGTGGCACTCTCTTTCAAAGCTACAAAGACCATCCTAGAAAGCATATTACCGCAGCAGGAATTACCTCTACCGCAGCAGGTAAATATCAAATCCTAGAGAGAAATTATGATTTCTACAAGGCTCAATTAAACTTGCCTGACTTCTCCCCTCACTCCCAAGATTGCATCGCCCTGGAGTTGCTTAAAGAAGTCGGAGCAGATCAATTAATCAATCAGGGACATTTTGAAGAAGCCATCATTAAAGCCAATCGCATCTGGGCATCTTTACCCAATAGTCCCTATAAACAACATACCAATCTCATGGGCTATTTAAAAGCCTTCTATGAAAATGTAGGTGGAACTCTGGCATGAGTGATATTTTTGACGATGCCAGCGATACCGAACAACTTCATCGAGAAATGGCAATCCAGGAAATCAGAAACAAAAAAAGGCATCCCTATACTGGGCATTGCCTTTGTTGTAATGAATTAATTCCAGAAGGAAGATTTTGCTCTGCTGAGTGCAGGGAAGATTGGGAACTAGAACAAAAAATCAAAAAGATTTCTGGTCGCTAGAATTCCCAAGTCTTTTTAATCTCAATCCTGGTCTCACCATCTTGGACTGAAAAGTGCCAGATTTCCTCATCCCTTTTGGATAAATCAGCATGACCAGCAAAAGGAATGGGTTCTTTCTCAGCTTCTAGGCGATCTTCGGTGGTAAAGGTTGTCACTCCCCACCCCCAAAGTCTCTTTCATCCAGAATATGCTTGGTCAATGCTTCATTCATAAACTCGATGTAATGCTTGATTTCATCAATGTTTTGACCGCCAACTGTCGCAGCAGTATGACCTAGTGGCTTTCCGATCTCATTGTAGAAAACTTCTCGCATCTCAAAATAAACCTCATCAGGTTCATCGTACATCTTCATTAACCGCACATTCCAAGTCATATTTTACCTTTCGTGAAAAATTGTATTTTAAGCATAGTCAGCGACTTGCATAATAATATTTTGAACCAGTATGTCTAATTCGACTGCGGTGTCATAAAGTTGTTGCTTTCCTACCAAAGCTGGATTGGCATTGAGCATCTCCAGGCGATTGATTAGCTTTCTTGCTTTGGTGATTTGCTCACTAATATCATTCATTTTCTCTGTCCTTAAATTGAATTATTTGATTCTGACTACTCTTGCCTTTTTCAAAGCAAGTTCATACTCGATCCTGGCATTGTCATCCAGCTTTCGCAATGGAAGTTCTTGAAAGTACTTAAACTTGGCTTGGTA